GGTTTCATTATTACTACTTACAAATAATCTACCTGGATAACTTGTATCTGGTGTTTCACCAAATAAAGCATCGTTAAATTCTACGTCATACGAATTTACAGGATTAGATGTATTTCCGCCAATATACTCAAAATACTCTTCGTTCTCGTTTGTGCTACTTGAATTATAAACTAATGAACTTCTACCAATACAACGATGTACAAAAAAATCTGTAACATGCGTTAATGTTATTGATGCCCAATATGTACTTGAACCAGCAATTAATGGAACAAAATGGTCATTTATAATACTACTAACTTCTATTGAAAACTCATTATTAGTATAAGTTCCAGTTGGTATATCTGGCGTTTGTATAGCATAATTTAAAATTGACCAACCGCTTGATAAATTAGGAAAAGCAAGTATTACTCTATCTGCACTATTTGTAGTCCAACTTTGACCAATTTTTGCAAATGGTTCATATTTTAAATAATAATTGCCTACCTTTATTTTAATATGTACAGTTGCCCAATATCCTTTTGTTAATGGATATGTTTCATCCTCATTTGGAGGCAAATGGTGTTGGCTTCTTTTTCTAATATCTAAATTTAATGCTCCAGATATATTTAATTTTTTTGAAGCACCACCTGCCATTGGTGTTCTTAAATTTTGAGAGTAAATGTATTTACCAGAAACAAGTGGCATTGAATCGCCTTCATCCAACATATTTTGCTGAACAAATGGCATTTTTAAGTACCCGTTTTTAAGTGGCGCAAACCATTGGAATTGACCTCCCGCTTCTACGTACGGAAAATTGGTATTTAGTACGTCTACCGAATAACCAGTAAAGGTTGTATCTGCACTAAAACCACCTGATGTACGCTCGTAAAACCTTTCATACTTAGTTGTAGCTTCATCTTCATAAGCGTTAACTTGGTAGAATCTAAAAATTCCATCACTAAGCATTACCCTCATTCCCCATTGCTCACAAATAGATTCAAGTATCTCATAAGCGTTCATTGATACTCTTTTTTCGTTTTCCTCTTTTCTGCTAAATGTATTAGCGGCAATTTTAGTGTATTCTAATGGGTCTTTGTAGCTTTCTACATCTCCCATTCCATCTTCATACCAATTTACTGCCGTACTAAATAAAACGGTTGAATCGGTTAAATATAATGGAGTTAATTTAAGAATCTCAAATAAAAACTTAGTAAATCTAATTCTACCAGTGTAAGTTTTTATTTCATCAGTTACAATTTGTAGTGGCTTAGTTTCTAACCTTTTTAAACCATCAGTAGCAGTTAAAACAAATTGAAATGGTCTGCTTTCATCTTCCCTTGTGTTTAAGTCCGATAAAATTACACCATACCAAAATCTATCATTATTTCTTTTAATGTTTAAAAAGTATTGGTCCTCTTTTGTTGCGTTTATAGTAGTGTTAATCCAATTTAATAGATTTATGCCTGTTTGATTGTCGGTAATTACGCAATTTAGTTTACAATCACTACCTTTAATTGGCGCAAATCTTTCATCACTTTGTTGTTGGTAGTCAATTTCGAATCCTTCGCCAAATAACTCAATATTTTGCACTACGCCCGTAGATGGGTAATTAATATCTATTAATTCACAAGTCCAATATACATCTTGTAAACTCGAATAAAAACTACTTGTAAATCTTACTCCCATTACCTTACTCTTTTATTCATTCGTGTTTGATTGTCTAATGCGACAACTATATTGTTACCTCGTACCATTCCATCAATACTAATCATCATTCCTGCTGGGTTGAATGATGGAATATTTCCACCGCTACTACCATAACTTGACCCTCCATCTCCTGAGGTGCTTGTATTTGGTTTTTTAGGGCTTGACACATTGTTTGCTTTCATTGCAGAACCTAAAATAACAAGTCCAGTTCCACCAGCAATATAAGCAAGCCCTAAACCAACAGTTGGTCCAAATAACATTGCAGTTCCTAAAGTAATTATAGCACTTCCTATTTGAATAGCTAAATCACCAAGCATTCGTAAAATAGATTCGCCATAGCTTTTAAAATCATCTGTTACAAGTGCTTCACCAAGTCCAATTGCAGCATTACTTAATAAACCAGCCATTACATCTGACCATTTTCCAACCTTTGCTTCAATATCATCCAATCTTGTAGAAAATTCAAATAAAAACCTATCAAATCCGCTCATGACATTTTTAGTGTCTATAAAATTTTCTAATTTGATAGGCTTAAAATCGGCTTTTAATTTTGGCAATTCAAATTTTGGTTGAATAGGTAGAATAACAGGTGTATCAGGTAAATCAAAACTTTTACCTTTTTTATCTTTTAAATCTTTTGTTGCATGACTTTTTTTAAGTTCACTAAGTTGTTTTAGATAATTTTGTTCCATCACAAGCAATTTCGATTTTAAATCATTAAGATTTTTTATTTCTTCTTGTGATATTTGCTGACCTGACCTTTTTGTTATGTCCATTTGCATTTCTGCAATGAACTTTTCATTTTCTATCTTTTGTTTAGCATTTTGATAAGATTCATTTAATCTTCTAACTGCTAATTCTTGTTCTGAATATAAAAATTTATTAATTTCATCATTATACGCTTTCATTGCGTTTTTTGCTGCGTCTAATTCTGCTGCTGTTTCCTTGAGCGGAACAAGCATTTCAATTAACTTTGGACCAAAAATAGTTAATGCTGTAATTCCTAAACTTATTGCAGTATTCCAAGAAAATATTGCACTTGATAATTGAGAAAATACAGATTGTACTGGTTGACCTGAGGCAACTAAACCTGCATTTGCTTTTTTAATTTCGGTTATTTGGTCAACTAACATTGGAATGTTGTTAGATATAGCCATAAAACCAGTACTCATTGAATGAGTAAATGCTGGCAATTCCCTTGTTAATTGATTAACGGAATGACCAAGCATATCAAATTTATGTGCGGCTTGCTGAACACCACCACTACCACCAGCAATTTGACCTGTTTGCCCAACAATTTGATTTAAACCTTCAATTTCAGATTTTAAGTTTTTTACTCTTAATTGAGCCTCATAAAACGCCTCGCTTGTTTGACCTTGCATTAATGCTAAGTTTTTAGCATCTTTTACTGCATCTCTATAACTTTGGTTTAATTCGTCAACAGCAGTTTTAGCCTTTTTAGGTGCTTGTTGTGCAAGTGTTCCAAAATCAGATAAACTCTTACCAGATTCAGCTAAAGCGGTCTTTAAGCCTTCAATATTTGCCCCAATAAGTACGTTTATTTTTTCACTCATTTCGCCTTGCTTAACTTATCCCAAGTTTCTATAAATTGTTTATTTTCTTTTAGCCAATCTTCTTTGGTTTTTGGTTTTGGGTCCCAATTGAAACTCCACCAATCCGCAGGAATTGAACCTTTCTTTTTATGAACGGTTAAAACTCTTGAAGCGTTATATCTTGCAACTTCATAAAGTATTTTAGTCCGTTCAAATTCTGTTATTTTATAACCTTGAAAACACATCGAAAATTCTCGCAAATCTGATGCGTAAATTCGGTCATAACTCCAACCCCACGATAAAGCCAAACACTCCCAATAGTCTAAGATGCTTGGCTGTTCAAGTTTGGGTCAATTTGTAAGTATTTGTGAATACCCTCCATAAAACCCGTTAAAATGGCTTCTAAATCGCTTCTATTGCCATTATCTAATAACTCGCCAACTTCTTCAATTGTCTTAGGATTGCTTGTGAACTTTAATCCGCAATATGCAATGTCTAATACAATTCCGAAATCTAAACCAGTGTTTGAAATTTCTTCCATTTCCTTTAATAACTCATTTAATTTTTTGCCCGTAACCTTTTCAAGTTCTCTGATAGCTAAAAAACTAAATTTAAACTCATGCTCGTTGTTGTTAATTGTGATTTTCATGTTTTATCTACTTAATGTTAAAAAATAATCTTGATACTTCAAAAATATACCATCTTGCCCACTTATGTTATCAAATGCACTATTTTGTGACTGAAAACTTATTAACTGAACATTAACACTCTTATAATAATCTAATGCAGTTCTTATTTTATCTGCAATATCATTAGCTTGGTTGTTTTCTTTGGCTAAAGTAGTAACTTGGATTCTATACCTATCCATTTCACTTACTCCCGACTTGGTATTGTTTGGCATAGTTGAAATTGTTTCAAACACAACAAAAGGAAATTGAGTCGTTTGAGGTGCTTGACTTGGATAAATTTTAGTTCCAACCACACCCGTAACTGCACTATTTCCGCTTAATATTCCAAATATGATACTATCTACGCTCATGCTACTTGTAAACCTTCCGCTTTTGCTTGTTTTCTAATCAATTCGTTTATTCCGCTGCTCATTATTTGAACGCATTGCTCTTTTGTCGAATCTACGGCTTTTCTAATTACGCCATAAGGATTTACCTTACCTGTTTTAATTTTAGCACCATAAACGCCTTTTATACCCGTAGATTTGCCTTTTAATTTCTTACCAACTCCACCCAAAGCAGTATTAGCTCTAAATCTTTCAACTGTTCCAAATTCTAACAAGTGAGCAGCATTACCACCATAAGAAAATAAACTATATCTTCCACCCGTATATCTTGGACCAACAAAATAAGTAAAATATGGCTCACCTTTTTTTCTATTACGCCTAAACGCCATTACTGAATCTCTTAATGCGCCTGTTTTGGTGTGTTTAGCATCATATCCCGCCTTTATTGCATTTACCATTGGTTGGGCTGCATTTCTTACAACCTTATCAATATCGGTAGGATTAAGCCATTCAGTTCTTGACAACATTTGAATGGTTTTATCCATCCCTTGTATTTTCATACTAATCATTGTCTTTCGCTGTTCCTCTTATTTTGTAACCTTCGTTTAATCTTGAACCAAACTCATCAATTGATGTGATGTTAAAAGTTTTGCCACGCCAAGTCATTCTCATAGTTTCGTTTAGCGTTAAACCTGTCGCCCTTACATCTACATCAATTATAATGTTTGCTACTTTCTCTTCACTTTGTTGCGTTTCTGACCCGCCAACTGGTGTAACTTTAGCCCATAACGTATAGAGTACAGAATACACCCTCAACTCGCCACCATCACTGGAGCGAGTCTGAGTGTAATTCAATATTTCGACTCTTTGGTCGTATTTGCCAAAGTTAATACTCATTAAATAAGTCCTGTTGTAGGTGCGCCAGTCATTTCTAATGAACCTGTAAAGGTCACAGCATCTTCCATTGGTGCGCTTTCGCTCAATGATGTGATTTGGCAAGTAGCTTCGTAGTAAATGTCACCAGCAGCAGCAGCCCAGCGAGCAGTCAAATTAGTTTTTGCGCTCAATGCAGCAAATGCTTGGGTGAATCCCCAATTTCCAGCTTCATCAAATACACCTTCAAAGTCAAAAGTACCTGAACCTTGACCATAAATTGATTGCTTCCAACCGCCTGAATCTTTGTTACTCACATCGATTAACGCACGGCTAAAGTTCATAGTGTTTGACTTTAGTTTTGCAACGGTAGTACCGTTTATTTTCAGCACAACGGCTGTTCCATTCATAGGTCCTGAACTTGGCATATATTTATTATTTTAATTTGTTACTATTCTATAATTGCAAGAATGTTACTTGCAGTTGTTCCTGTGGCAAATACCTTAGTACATCCAATAGGTAAAAAAGTACCATCTGGCACGTTTCTAATCGCCATTGTACCAAGGTAAAACAACTACGTTTCCACCCGTTCCAATGTATAATGAACCAACCGTGTTTGGTGTGTTCAATTCATCTGTGATTGATACCGTATCGCTTGGCGTTACGTTTACTACTTTTTTTCCAATTAAACTTAACATAATATTTTTTTTAAATTAGTGGGGCAAAAATAAAGTTATTTCTATATGCTTCTAATAAGTATTTGCTGCTATCTGGAATCTCATGTACTTGAGTACCAGTAACAACATCTTGTCTATTCTCGTATAAATGACCAATAATCAAATACATTGCTTGCTTTATTGGTAGCGGCACTGATGCTGCGTTTGTATATCCACAAGTAAAATTTACTTGCAGCGTGTTCATTCTCTTTTTAACTTCGGGAATATTTATTAATCTAAACCTTGCTGGGCTTCCATAAATATCCACCTCATATTGACTTGGCGCTAATGTTTGTAGCGTGTCGTTTTCATCAAAATAAGTCACACTTTGCACACTTAACAATGGCGACTTATTAATGTAGTAAATATTTAATGACAATTCCTCATAATCAAATTGCATCGCCCAAACCTGACTGATTAATGGTCGCCAAGTTCTGTCTTCTACTAATTGGCGTGCAACTGTTATTAAACTTGTAACAAAAGCCTGTTCGCTGTCATCATTTAGACGCAAAAAGTTCTTCACCTCTGTGTAAGTCAAAGGTTCAGTAGTTGGTGCAGTTACAAGTCTATAATTTGCCATTTATTTACGTTTCTTTTTTGTTTCTGGCGTTTCCATTTGTGGAATAGTTGCCATTTCAATTTCTTTTACTTCAATTGCATACTTTTGTTCTATTAAAGTAGCACCTAAAGTATCGTTTATCTCAGCTGTATCTCCGATTGAATAACCTAATCCAAATGGACCAACTGGCGATTGTATAAATTTAACTTTCATAATTTTATAAGTTATGGGGACAGCCGAAACTGCCCCCTATAACAAAACACAACTAACAACGATTATGTAGTGGTAGCGTCTAAGATAGCACCAAATACAGCTGGTTGCTCGAAAGCACAATCCCAATAAGTATTAGCAACTATTCTTGTTTGACCATTACGAGCCAATGTGTATGGGTCGATAACTAAATCCATACCACCGAATTGACCGATTGTAGACTTTCCAAATTCACCACAAATGATAGCTGAACATACACCAGTAGTAGAACCTTTTGATAAATTGCTTGGTACGTTTGAAGTTACCGCAGTCATTTTACCATCGATTACATTAGGAGTACCGCTAAAATATTGCTGGTAAGCCATAATCATAGCACCTGAACCTGAATCGATTGCAGTTTGCTTCAATTTAGCTTCAACTTTAGGGTTGATTAAAAACTTCAATTCTTCTACGTTAGCATTTGCGCTACCTAAAGCCTGTACTAACTCAAGAATCTTAGCATAAGATGGCGCACCACCATTTGTTCCGATTGCTACGTTTTGGATTCCAGCAGTTCCTAACAAACCTAATGGAGCAGCACCTGAACCATTGATGTAAGCAGCTTCTACGTTAACATAGATTGACTCCATTAATGATTGGATAACGAAAGCCTCTAACTGAGGATTCTGAATCAATAATTGGTTACTCATTGGAACAAATGAACCTAAACGCTTAGGAGTCATTGAACGAGCAGCAGTAACTGGTGAACCAGCACTTAACTCAGCAATTTCAGTTCCCCAAGCACTTGTAACACCTGCGCTAAATCCAGTTAAATCTACATTGTTAGATAAACCGCTTAACATTTTAACTCCTAATGAAGCTAAAACTCTTTTAGCATACAAAGCATCAAAGAATCCTACTTTGTCAGTTTGGATGGTGTTTCCACCAGCAGTAGCTGAACCAGCAGTCATACGCTTTTCTGCCATAGCATTCAATACGTTTTGACCTAAGTAAGTTCCTTTAACTTCAAATCCGTTTGCACGGGCTTCTTTAGCTGACTCATCGATTAACTCTTTTTCTAAACCTGATACAGGCACGTTGTTTACACGGGCTTCAATCAATTTAGCTAATGAGAAACCTCTGGCTTCTTTTTCTTCGCTTTTTGATGCGCTTGCACCAGCTGCGGCAGCTGCTATTGTAGCTTGGCGTTTTTCTTCACGCTCAGCGTTATCAATAGACAAAGTTAACTTGTCGATTGAATCGTAATGTCCGTTAAGTTCGTTTTCTTGCTCAACTGAACGACTTTCAATCGCCATTAAAGCGTCTATCTTATCATTGATAAGTTTACGCTCTTCTCTTAATTGGAGGGCTGTTTTCATTTTATTTTAATCTTAATTGTTTTTTATAGTAATACTTATCTTTTTTTACTTCGGTTGGTTTGCTCATATCTTTTGACCTTGCAGCAACTGTGGTTGTTTGGTAAGCGGGGAAAGTAACTGGTCCAAGTTCATACAACTTTTCAATTTCTAAAATTTCTCTTTCATCTACTCCATCTGCACCAGTTGACCAAGAATCAGTTTTAACTCTAAACATAAAACTTGAACCAGTAATAAATCCAAGTCCAATGTTTTCTGCAACCTTTTCAGCGCACTCATTTTTGATTTGATACTTATACTTCAATTGATTGTTTTCAATAGTTAAAGTCAAATCATCTTGCTTGCCTGTGGTTCTGCTTAAAATCTCATTAGAATCATGATTAAACAATGAAACTACATTAGTCATATCACAACCTGCAAAAGCAGTTGGGTTAATCTTTTCTCTATACCATCCCATATCAGTGAAAACGCCCATAACTGCGCCAACACCTTCAATCATTTTGTACTCGTATTCGTACATATCTTCGCCTTCGCCTTCGCTGCGTTTTTCAACTACAACTTTGAACTCGGGGTTAAACATCCTTGCCTCAGCATTTGGATGGATTTTTTCTATATCTTCTTTTTTCATGAGTCTGTTCCTTTCGTGCTTGCTTGTGATTGGTCTTTATTATCCCAAAATGCTGGTTCCTTATTTGCTGGAATCATATTTACAGGGCTGTATATTTGGTCTGCAAAATCTTCTTTGATGGTATTAAGTCCAATAAACCTTCTACCATCATTAGAAGTTACAAAACCAGCATATTTTAATGTCTTTAAATACTCAGCAGTTGACTTCATATCGCCACGCATTAACATAGCTACGTTAAATTTAGCGTCTAATCTATCCATTTCGTCGAAACGGAATAGTTTGCGCTCAACTTCTTGTTCCCACCTTACAAACCAAGGCATCAAACAATCTGTAACATATTCAATATTTAATTGTTCTAAGTTACTTGAACCAGTTGGACCAGCTTGTAATTTACTTAACGGCATTCTAAACCACTTGGCAACATCTGCAACACTAAATTCTTTAGCCTCTACCATTTGCGCTTCGTTTGGTTGCGCTGAAATTTTGGTAAACTTTGCACCACTATGTAATAAAGCTACGCCATTATTTGTTCCGTATTCGCTTTTATACGATTTATTAAACGACTCTTTTATTGAACGTGCTGTGTTTTCATCCTTAACAACCCCAGGAACTTCTAATACGCCAGTCATTGTTGCACCTGAACCAAAAAATGAACTTGAATAAGATTGAATTGCTAATCCCGAACCAATAGATTCTGCGGCATATTGTAGAATTGATTTACCAACATAACCATCACCCATTGCTCTAATATGGAAAATCTCATCTTCGCTAAATGTTCCGTTTATCCCTGACTTAACATCATTTATAATGTAGTAAAGTCTTTGGTCAACTACTTGAACAGTTACATAAGTAGGGTCAACTAAATACAAATCTGTTGGTTTACCATCTGAATCTCTTTTAATGTAAGCAAAAGCATTTCCAAATCGTAAAGCATATTCAGTCATTGTTTGTCTAAACGTAAATGGAGTATATAAATTACTCGGCATTTTGTTTAGTAAAGATGATGCTCTGTGAAATATAAATGTCTTATTTCCATTAGCATCTATGGCAAATGTTTCAAATGGAACTTTAGCAATATCTTCCGAAATATTACGGACACACGCATAGTAAGCCGCCAACTTCATTGAAGTTTCGGTGTTGACATTCTGCCCACTTGTGTTAAATAAACTATTAAACCATGAAGATACCGAACTTAGCGTATAGGTGTTTTCTTGAACGCCACCATAAGTTTTAGGAGCGACTCTTTGCTCAACACCAAATATTCGTTGTATTATCCCCATTTTCAAAACAAATGTATTTTGATTTTCAATTCTTACACAATGTTTTGAATTTAGTTACCTAATTAGTTACCTATTTACAGCGTAGTATTTACTCTTTTCTTTCTTAAATGAACTATAAGATTTATACCTATTCGCCCCGTATTTAGTTAAATGATAGCATTCTAACTTATTCCAAATAGCTTCACCATTTAATTCTGAATTAAGCGGTGAAATAATCATTTTTAGATACTTATTAAAGTAGTCTTTTTTGCTCATTTTAGAATACATAGTTTTCAATTAATGGGTTTTCCTTCCAATCTTCTAATGCTCTACCAATTGCGTTTACCAATGCACAAGGTCCATCGACTTTATTTTTAGATTTGCCTTTATGAATCTTATAGTTGCCATTTGCATCATCTTGGTAAACTTCTACGTTGCTAATCATCCAAGCCATAACTGGGTTATTATCATGGATTAAAGTTTCGTTCATTATCCATTCATACATTTGTTTGGTCGGTCCAGTTACTGAGCCTACTGATTGACTAAACGCTTCTACGTTAATAGAATAATCATTGTATAGCTGAATCATAAACATTGAAGCCAAAGCCTTATCATAGGCAATTGGTTTATATTCAAACTTTGAACAAATTTCGAGAATATCTTTTTTAATATAATTGTAGTCTGTCGCATTGCCCTCAGTTAAAGTAATGTAGCCATCCCTTGCCCATTGTCTAAAATTTAATTGGTCAGCCCTTGTGCGTTTGTTTGCCATATCTTCGGGGATATAGAATTTCATAAAGCATCTCATTTTACTTCTGTCCTGACTTGGAATCAATATTGATAATGCTGAAAAGTCACCCGTTGAACCTAAGTCTAATCCAATGTAAGCTATTTGTCCGTAATAGTTTTCTATCGAATCGCAAATTCCTAAACTTGCCCATTTATGTGAGTCAATCCAAGTTTTAGCCGAGTCAGCCCAAATATTTAAGTGTTTAGTAATAAAACTCGGTTGCTTGCTTGGCTGCTCTAATGCAGTTCTATATTCTTTCTCTAATTTGTCTGGCAATACCGATACGCCATAATTTGGGTTAGATTGCTTCCAAACTTCTATATCTCTCCAATCTTCTGAGTCAGATTCATACAAAACAACTAAATGACTTTCAACTTCGCTAAATCCGTTCAAAATATTTTTGCAGTTTTTAATGTGCGTATAGTAAGGTGCGTTTTTATCTGTTCCTGCTGTACTAATTGAAAAGAATAATGCCCCTTGCCTTGCCGCTTGACCAGTTATTAAGTTTTCTTTTAACTCATCTGTCTTCTGTAAATGATATTCATCAAAAATTACTAAAGATGAACCAAACCCTTCCACACTTGGCGCATCCCCTGACAATGCCTTAATGTTAGTTTGGTTGCGATTACTAATTACTGCAAACTGCATCACCTTAAAATAGTTCT